TCATGGTGTTACTCCTTGGCGTTCAGGCGCAGCACCCGCGCGCCTGGGGTTGTGGTGGTGAAGATGTCGCGCAGTCGGGCGTCGAGGACGTCGATGCGGAAAGGTTCCTCGTACTCAGGGAATGAGGCGCGCCACACGTTGTTCATCGACACGAGCGCATCGCGCGCGTCCAGGTACGCAGCCTTCCAGTCGGTCTTAGTTCCGGCCTTGTTTGCCTTCCACGTCGCCAGTCGGGCGCCGAGGTAGCTGATGGACTCCGCGTCATGGAACGACGGCAGGATTCGATCGCGCAGTGCCTGCTCGCGCTCTTCGAGGTCTTTGATCTGCTGCTTGACGTCGACCAGCTCGCGCACGTCGTTCGCGACGTCGAGGTCGACGATCAGGTCGCGACCGGCGACGTGCGAGCGCCACATGCGCCGCGCGTCGTCCTCGGTCGACGGATCCGGTGGGATGTCCGCGACGACGTGCCGCTGCCACCAGTCGCGCGCGGACTCGAGGAGATCGTTGAAGATCGGATCGGCCGCGAGCGTGTAGACGACGAACCGCTGGCCGCCGAACAGCACGGCGATGTCGGCGCGCTCGAGGCCGGCGATGCCCATGTACCACTGGCACTGAAGCCAGTACGACTGGGGGACTTCGTCGGTCCCGGGCTCGCCCCACTGGGCGCCGTTGATCGCCATCGCGTGCGCGGTCTTGACCTCGAGCAGACGTTCGGCGCCGGCGACGCGGCCAGCCTTCGGGTCCCAGCGGGCGCGGCTTCCGTCGGCGACGACAGCCCGGTCGATGTTTGCGACCGCGATCTCGCATGACGGGTGCCGCAGCATCTCGTTGATACGCTGCACGCGCACGTTGAGTTTCGTCGCGTAGTGCTTGGCGACGACGTCCTCAAGCGTTGTCCCCCAGTACATGCGCTCCTGAGCAGCAGCGTCGCGGTCTTCGTCCGGCGCGCGGCCGGTCTTGTCGAGCCACAGGCTGTACTGCGACTTGTACTGGTTCAGACCGAGGATGGCCGAGATGTCGCTGCCGCCAATTCCGGCACGTCGGCGCGCGAGGAACTCCTCTCGCGTCGGCGCGTTCATGCCGCCACCCCGTCGATGGGCTCGATGTCGTTGAATCCGACGACCACCACGTCGGTCGCGCAGGGCGCGCCGTCGGTGTCGCGGCGTACAGCCACCGTCCGCACGAACACCGACTCGATGACGCCTGCGCAGCCCTTGAGCGGTCCACGTACGATCTCGACCCGATCGCCAGTGTTGGGGCGGCCGTTCATCGCAGCACCCCTGCAAGGATCAGCGCGACGACGGCGCCGCAGACGAGCCAGAGGCCGATGCCGACGATGCGATCCGGATCCCGGCGCTCGACGTCCAGCCGCGCATACGGCCCGAACGCCTGGTGCAGGCTGCGCGGCGTGAAGCACCGCCCGAAGGTCGGCGGTGCGACGTGCTCGATGATGTGGCGCTGGCTCATGCGGCCTCCCAGTAACGGTCGGAGGCAGCGTCTTCCTCCCGGAGTCGCTCGTCGTCAGCGATGCTCGCCTTGACCTCGTCCTCCAGCTGTGACGTGCGCGAGAGCCAGTCAACGAGCTCGGCCCGGAGCCACTCGGGCGCGCTGGCGATCAGCGCGACGTCGGCCGGCACCGTGCGGCCGTTGGCGTACTGCACGGGCGTGTCCATCAGTGCGTTGGCGTCGATCCCGTCGCCACAGAGCACCAACTCGCACAGCCATGCCGGGGCATGGGCGATCAGCGCGGACTGCGCACTGATCTTCTTCCCAGTGGCGGCCGAGGTGACCTTGATGTCCAACAGCGTGATGCCGCGCTCCCCGATCCAGGCCAGGAACCGCTCGGCATCCGCGCCGAGTTCGATCGCGCGCTGCGCGACCAGTTCTTTCAGGTGGTCGGCGTCGTCACCGCGCCGGTTGTGCTCCTCGAGTTCGCGGGCGAGGAATGCGTCGTAGCCGTTCACTGGGCTCCTCCGTCACCCCCGCCGTGCTGGCGTTGTCGTGGGGCGATGGAGCGATTAAACCATAGTTCAGTTAACCAATGCAACCATGGTTCATGGCGCGGCGGCGGGCATCGTCTCGGACGGGCGAGAATCAGACGACGTTGACGCGTTTGCCTTCGCGGGTAAACATACGCAAATGAACAAGTATTTCTACTCGGTTGCCACATCGATTTGCACGCTTCTTGCGTGCCCCGCCAATGCGCAGCCGATCACGCGCTGCGAGTCGGCGTCTGGGTCGGTGGAGTACCGCCAGGGGCCGTGCGAAGGCGCGGACAAGGCAGTGCGGGAAATCGGCCCCGCGCCGCGGAAATCGGTCGAAGATCGGATCGCCGCACACGAGAGGCTCGAGAGCGGCAAGGCCTACTTGCGGCAGCGCGAGATCGAAGCGGCGCGTGCGCGCATCGATGAGCAGCGTCTTTCAATCGCCCGCGAGCGCAACGAGCTCCTGTCAAGGCAGGCCGAAGAAAGCCGCAAGCGGTGGGATGAGTATCGAGAAGACAGCGCGCGACGCGAAAAGGAGTTCGCGGCCCGCTACCCGTTCTACAGAGAACCTTCGTATCGCCCGGTGTTGCCGGCAGACGACTCTCGCGTGCAGCAACAGCCTATGAATCCGGCTCCGCAGAGACCGTCGCGCCGTTGAGTTTGGCCAGGCGGTGGCAGGTTTGGATCTGCGCGGGTTATGTCACCCAGCGCGCCGCCTTCACGATCGCTGCGACGTAGTGCATCGCCGTCACCTCGCTCTCGTCGAGCGCAATTGACGGGTGTGCCTCATTGACCGAGACCAGGTGCACGCGGCCGTCGCGCCGGTATAGGTACTTCTTCACCATCACGCGGCCGTCCGAGGCCTTGATCAGCACTTCGTCGCCCGGAGTCGGCTCCTGGTTGGGCTCGACGACGACGAACTCGCCGGCCTGGATCCTGGGCTTCATGCTGTCGCCCCGGCATCGCAGCGCATAGGCGTTCGGGTCGCGGCTGGCGATATCAATCCAGCCGTCGCCGTGGCCGACCGGGTACTCGAGTTCCACGAAGTGGCCGTTGTCACCGAGCAGCGCCGAGCCGACCACGGGGATGCGGTTGCCCGAGGGGTAGGGCCGGATCGTCTCCGGCTGACCGTTTCCGCGGACCACCGCGGCGTCGACGCTGGCACCGGCGGTGACGGATTCGGCAATGGCGGCGGAAAGGGGCGCTTTCTGACCGTTTCCTGTGGCGAGCCAATTCGGATTGACGTGAAGAATCTCAGCTGCAGCGGCATTGTTGGCGGCGCTTAGGGACTTAGTCCTGCCGTCCTGCGCCTTGCGAACAGCCTGGTAGCTCACTCCGAGTCTCGTGGCGAGTTGTGCCGTGTCAATGCCGGCATCTTGCATCGACTCGTTCAGGCGGTCCTGGAATGAATTAGCAACCATGGTTGCGATATTGCCGCCGGTTGAGTGGACCATGGTTGCCTCAGTTCGCTGAACTATGGTTCAATGCGGAATGCTCAAAGCTGACGCAATCCAACTCCTCGGCGGTACGGTAGCCAGCGCCGCGAAGGCGATCGGGGTTTCGTACCAGGCCGTCGACAAGTGGCCGGACGTTCTCACGCCGCGCATCGAAGACCGTGTTGTCGCTGCGCTCTGGCGGATGAACGCCTCGCGGATCAACGCCCCGCGGATCAACGCCCCCGGCGCGCCGAAGATGGCCGAAGAGGTGGCGCATTCCTGAAATCTTTGAATCGCGCTGGCGGACGGACCGGCGCGCTGACCTGTTGCCGCGGTTTCCTCCTTGTCCGCGGCGCGCCTGAGCCGGGCCGGCATCCGTCCAACCCGGCACCCAACGAACGACGTAGCGGTCCGTGTGACCGCCGCCCGGTCCAAGAAAAGCAAAACCGAGGCATTGATGAGCGACGACGACATGGCCGACCTGATCGACAGCCGATGCAAGCTGACCGCTGAGAGCAATCAAATGCTCGAGGCCCATGCGCGCGCCACCGGCAAGGACAAAAGCGAGCTGATCCGAGAGATCGTGCATGACTGGTTCGAGTCCGAGTACCGCAAGTACCAGATGATCCACCGGCTCGTCGGGCGCTCAAAGGGATCGGACGCGGCACCTGAGGGACGGGGGCCGGCATGAGCACCCACGCCAAAGGCGACGCCCAGCCGAACAACGGGCGGTTCGAATTCGAAGTGCTCAAGCGCGTCGGCCAAGGCCCGACCTCTGACGTCGAGCTGCGCCGCACGTTGACGCGGACGATTGCGCCGAAGCACTTGCCGCAGGTGCTCGCCAGGATGCAGGTCGACGGGCTGATTGTGCGCGGCGCTGCGGCGCACGGCGGGAAGTGGTCGATCACGGTCAAGGGCATCGAACGGTTGCCGAAGGCCGAGCCGACATGGGCGGCGAGCTGGAGGCCGTTGGCGATCGCGACGAAACCGCCGCGTCGGGCGGGGTCGGAGGATTTCCGTGGGGTGCCGAGTGTGATGGCAGGCAGGGCGCACGACTGGAGGCATCCGTGCTGACCGCGCAACTGACCATCTCAGACGCGATCGAGGCGGGCCAGCGTGGGATGGCGCAGGCCGAGGACGGCGCAGGCCACGGGTTTGCTGAGCAGGCCGATCGGTTCGTCGCCAATTTCGCGCGCTTCGCCGAGTTGCCGTTTTCGAGCGAGGAAGTCACCGACCTGGCTGCGGCCTGCGGGTTGTCGACGTGGGACGCGCGGGCGTGGGGTGGGGTGTTTCAGCGGGCGGCGCGGGCGGGCGTCATCAAGCGGTCGGGCGAGATGTACCGGCGCCGGTATGGCAACGGATCGATCGGCGTGAAGTGGGAGCGGGCGCAATGAGAAAGCGGATGCGCGATCTGAGCGTAGAACTCCGCAGCGGCGGCGAAGTGCTGATCGGGCAGACAGAAGACGGGGAGTCGTCGTACATCAGCGTCCCCGTCGAGCAAGTCGAAACGCTCTGCGCTTGGCTTCAGGCGGTGGCAAACGAGAACCGCAAGCCGGATCGCGATCTTTATGAGTGTCCGCCAACCATTTCCGGCCAAGAGACATGCGCGCCGCTGCCAGTGCTCAGAAGGCGCAAGCAGCCATGAACTACTACGAACACCACATCGGCGACTTCGACAGCGCGACCGCGCACCTGACGATGCTTGAGGACGCCGCCTATCGCCGGCTGATCAGCCTCTACTACAGGACCGAGCGCCCCATTCCGGCGGACGTAAAGGACGCGTGCAGGCTAGTGCGCGCGAATTCCAAGCAGGAGCGCGAAGCGGTCGCCGCTGTGCTCGATGAGTTCTTCGAGCTGCGGGACGACGGCTGGCACAACCTGCGGTGCGACGAGGAAATCTCGAAGTTCAGGGCGGGCGAACCTGAACGCGAAGCCAAGAAGGCCAATGAAGCGAACCGGCTGAAACGGCATCGCGACGAGCGCGCCGTGCTGTTCAAGCAATTGACGGACGCCGGGATGCACGCGCCCTGGAACACCACCATCACCGATCTGCGAGAGATGGTGAAACGGCTAGGCAAAACGCCTGCGCCGCCGTTACCTGCAACGGCACCTGCAACGCCTGCAACGGCTACCCAGACACCAGACCCCACTACCCAGACACCAATCTCTTCTACGGACAGCGGAGAGTTCTCCACCGAAGACGCGCCCGCGCCCGCAGAGCCCGCCGCCGAACCCGAGGTCAAGCCGTCGGTTCGGTTGGCGATCGCTGCGCGCCGATTTGGCATCGAGTGCAACGGCAGCGACCCACGGCTGATCGAGCTGGCGGAGCAGGGGGTCGAGCCGGATGTGCTGGTCGCCGCCTGCGAGAAGGCTCGATCGGACAAGCCAGGCGAGCGGATCGGCATCGGGCTGGTGGCCGCCATTCTCGGGCGATGGGCAGCGGATGCCCGCCGAATCAACGCCCGCGGAGCCGCCCCGCCGGTGTCTGCAGCGAACGCAACTTTCCTCGCCCTGACCGGGCGCTCACCGAAGCAAAACGAGGTCATCGATGTCGACGCCTACGCCGCTGCCGCCCGCCTGGGTTGAGCGCCTGTTTTTTCGCTTCGGCGCGATCTGGGGTGTGCAGAAAATCGCCGCGATGTTCCCCGCCGAGCAGCACGAGGAGGTCAAGGCGGTTTGGGGCGAGCAGCTCGGCCGGTTCCAGGCCGAATCGATCCGCGCTGCCCTGCAGTCCATGACCGACTCAGGCCGCGAATGGCCGCCGTCGCTTGCCGAGTTCGTCGCCGCTTGCAACCAGGCCGCGATCGCCCGCCGGCAACATGCGCCGGCCGCGCTGCTCGAGGCACCGCGTCCGTCGCCCGAGGTCGTCGCGCAGCAGCTCGAGCGCGTCGAGCAGATGGCCGCGACAGTGAAGCCGCGCGCTGGGCGCGAATGGGCGCACCGACTGCTGGCGCGTCACGCGGCCGGCGAGCAGATCGCCCTGTCGCTGCTGACGATGGCCCGCGCAGCGATTGGCGAGGAGGTGACGGCATGACCTGCCGCTCTTGCATCTACAGCGCCGAGCGCCACGACGGAATGCTCTGGTGCTGCCAGTTCGGCAAGCCGGCGCGGGCCGTCTGCGTGGCGTTCCTGTACGAGCCTGGCACCGATGAATCGGAGCGTGCGTGACATGCCGCGAGTGCGAATCATCGAAAACACGGCGCTGGCATGGGGGATACGACCTGGCGTGCCTGCCGTGCTGTGCGCGACTGGTCCTGAGCGCGCGGCCATCCCGGGATCACGCCCGCGGGATGCTGGCGGCGATCGAGCGGTGGCTGTTGCAGCAGAGCCCGCCTCCGTTCTCGATCCGCGATGTGAGCGAAACGGCGCGGACGATGCGCGAGCAGCTCGACGAGTCGAGGCGACGCATGAGTGAGTCCGCGGAGATGAGCGCGATGGCGGACATTCGGGCCGCACTGGCCAAAGGTGGCCGCTGATGGGCGCCACTGTTGACCTGGTGCTGCCCTGGCCGCCGACGAAGCTCTCGCCGAACGCCCGCCTGCACCACATGGCACTGGCGCGCGAGAAGAAGCGCTATCGGCACGCCTGCTGGGCGACGGCCCTGCAACAAGGCGCCAGGCCAATGCAGGCCGACAAGCTGTCGGTGCACCTGGTGTTCGTGCCGCCAAACCGGCGTGCGCGCGACGAGGACAACCTGGTCGCGTCGATGAAGTCCGGCCTCGACGGGCTGTCGGATGCGATCGGCGTCGACGACTCGCGCTGGAAGCTAACGCACGATGTCGCGCATGGCGAGATCGGCGGCCTGGTTCGTGTGCGCGTGGAGGTGAAGGAATGACGCTCGAGATCATCGCAATTGCATTCGCCTGCCTCTGCGTCGGCCTGGTCGTGACGATCATCGGCCTGGCGCTGTGGATGCCGTGGGGCGAGGAGCGCGACCGTGCCGGCAAAAAATGATCACGGGTTGACGGCGCAGCAGGAGTCGTTCGCGCAGGCCGTGGCGTCAGGGAAGTCGCAGTCGGAGGCCTACCGGACGGCGTATCCGCGGTCGAGGGAGTGGAAGCAGACGGCGGTCAATGAGACCGCATCAAGGACCGCATCGAACCCCACGGTTTTCGCAAGGATCGCCGCGCTGCGTCGAGAAGTCGCCGAACGATCCCTATGGAGCCGCGAGCAATCGGTCGCCATACTGGCCGAGATCGCCCAGGCGGCCGAGAAGGATTCCGACCGTGTCCAGGCCGTCAAGGAACTGAACGCGATGCACGGATTCGAAGCGGCGAAGAAGGTCGACCTGCAGGCCCGCGTCCACGAAGTGCGCATCGTAGCGCTGTCCAATGCCAAGCGCTGAGATCCGCGTTCCGCAGAAGCTCATCGAGCTGTTTGCGCCCGAGCGCGGCGCGCTGCGCTACCGCTGCACGTTCGGCGGCCGGGGTTCGGCGAAGTCCTACACCGTGGCCCTGATGGCCGCCGTCTGGGGCTACGCCGAGCCGATGCGCATCCTGTGCGCGCGCGAGCTGCAGGTCAGCATCCGCGAGTCCATGCACGCCGAGATCAGCGCGGCGATCAAGGCGCACCCGTGGCTCGATGCGCACTACGAGATCGGAGAGCACTTCATCCGTGGGCGCAACGGCACCGAGTTCCTGTTCCGGGGCCTGCGGCACAACATCTCGGCGATCAAGTCCATGTCGGCGATAGACCTGTGCATCGTCGAAGAGGCCGAGGACGTTCCAGAAGCCTCGTGGATCGACCTGCTGCCTACGATCCGCGCGCCGCGCTCAGAAATCTGGGTCGTCTGGAACCCGCGCACCGACGGCAGCCCGGTCGACAAGCGGTTCCGCAAGAACCCGCCAGCCGACGCGCTCGCCGTCGAAATGAACTGGCGAGACAACCCGGCATTCCCCGCGGTGCTTGAGGCGCAGCGCCAACATGACCAGGCGCGCATGGACCCGGCGACCTACGCGCACATCTGGGAAGGCGCGTACCTCACGAACTCCGACGCCCAGGTGCTCGCCGGCAAGGTCTCGGTGCGCGAGTTCGAGCCCGGCGAAGGATGGGACGGACCGTACTTCGGACTCGACTTCGGGTTCGCACAGGACCCGACGGCCGCGGTGCGCTGCTGGGTTCATGGCGACAGTCTCTGGGTCGAGCACGAAGCCTACGCAGGAGGCCTCGAAATCGACGCCACAGCAGATTTCCTGAGTCGGTTGATACCCGAGGTCCACCGGCACACGATGCGCGCCGACAGCGCCCGTCCTGAGTCCATCAGCTACCTGCAGCGACACGGCCTGCCGCGCTGCGTGCCGGTGACGAAGTGGCCGGGCAGCGTCGAGGACGGCGTCGCGCATCTGCGCAGCTACCGCGAGATCGTCATCCACCCGCGGTGCCGCAGGTTGATCGAGGAAGCACGGATGTACAGCTACAAGGTTGACCGGCTGACCGGCGACGTGATGCCGGTCATCGTGGACGCCTGGAATCATGGGATCGACGCGCTGCGCTACGCCCTGGCCCCGCTCATCCGTCGGCATGACCCGAGCACCGCCGCCGTGCGCGTCGAGGGCCTGTGATGGCGGTCACCGTCGAGACTATCCTGAGCGTCGATCCGGAGGCCGTCGAGCGCGCGCGTCGTCTCGATCACGCGATCGGGCTGCTGAGGGCTGGCGAAGCCCCGACGGACGTTCGGCGCCTGGTGCGCGCCCGATACGAGATCAGCGTGGCGACGGCGTGGCGCATTGTCGAAGCGGCACGCGACATGGTGGAGGTGGACCGATGACGGAAAGCGAAAAGCGCGCACTGATCGCGCAGACCGAGAGCGGGCTCGAGAATGAACTCGACGCGGCATTCGAGCGCTACCGCGAGCAGGTGCGCGCGGGCGTGGCGCCGCGCGACGCGGTGCAGGCGGTGATGGACTCGTTCATCGGCGACTTCCAGGACACGATGCGCGAGGCGTTCGGCGCGCTGCTGGTGGGCTCGGTCGGGTCAGCCGCCGCCGAACCGATGACGGTCGACGTGGTGTCGCTGTCGCAGTCGCTGTACCGCAACGCCGACCGCGCCGGCCTGGTCGTGCAGGGCCTGGCCGATGCGCACGCCAGAGGATTCCAGGACGCGCGCAAGCTGGCGCTCGAACTGTTCGAGGGGTACGGCTTCCGCGACACCGAGGTGCTGCAGCTGAGTCCGCGCAACGAGTCGCTGCCCAAGTACCTGCGCGAGGCGCTGCTGTCGGATGACGGGCTCGCTGGCGAGCTGCAACGACTGTTCGCACGGATGCAGGGCGAGAAGCTCAAGACCGAGGCGCTCAAGGCCGCCTACCTCGAGGCGCTGGATGCGCTTGAGTCCGGGAAGGGTCAGGACGTGCTCGAGAAGAAGATGCGCATCGCGGTTTATGAGCGGATGCGGTACTACGCGACGCGGATCGCGCGCACCGAGCTTGCCCGGGCCTACACCGACCGGCAGTCTACCGAGCTGATGGAGGACGACGCCACCGTGTTCGTGCAGATCCGCATGAGCCAGCGCCACCCTCAGACCGACATCTGCGACGCCTATGCGCGCGTCGATCGGTACGGCTTGGGTCCTGGCGTCTACCCGAAAGCGCAGGCTCCGCGCCCGCCGTTTCACCCGCACTGCATGTGCGTGGTGTCGCCGCGCCTGGACATCTCGCCGCGCGCGCAGTACCGCGAGCGTCCGGATGCCGAGCAGGCCTATTTGACGGGCCTGGATGAGTCAGACGCGGCGCGCGTGGCCGGGAGTCGCGACAAGCTTGCCGAGGCGCTCACAGGGACGCGCGTCACCGACATCTGGAACCGCAGCACCGATCCGAACTACCGAATCACCACTGTCGGCCTGGTGGCCGCGAAGAGAGCGCAATGATGCTGAACACGAAGAAACCGAAGCGCGACCGTGACCGCAATCGCGACGATCGCAAGCGACGCTAGGAGACGAGTTCGCAGCGGATCGCCATCAGCTTGTAGGTGTCCAGCCGGTCCTCGTCGGCGATCGTCTCGATGTACCGGCCGCCAAGATCCTGCGTAATGGTGTCGCGCACCAGCTCTTCGAGGGCGAGCAGCTTGGTGTAGACGTCCTCGAGCCCCGCCTGGCCTTCGGTCGTGTTCCAGCCTAAGTAGACCTGGCACTCGATCGTGCGCTTCGAGTATGGCCGCCCGGGCGTCATCCGGGTCGGCACGACGCGGATCAGCGGGTAGTCGGCCGGGCTGATGTTGGCCTCGAGGCCGACCTTGCACGAGACGACGTTCGGGAGATCGGCCAGCGCGTCACGCGCAGCCGACAGCGCGGTCATGGCATCGCTCATGCGCGCTCCAGCGGGATCGAGTACATCGGCAGCGTGAGTCCGCTGGCGTCAGGCGTGTCAGCGCGCGCCTGGGCGAGCAGGGCGTCGAACTCCTTGCGGTAGCTCGACAATTTGGCTGTGAACAGGTCATCCGGTGAGGCTTGATTCTCCAGGCACGCGATGATGTAACAGCGCACCGTGGCGAGCTTGTCGCGCCACGACTCGGAAAACGTGCCGAGCGCATCGACATCTTCGTAGGCGCGATCCTCTCGGCCCTGCGTGCAGAGCTTTGCGAGGTAGGCGTCCGGGTAGGCGAGGGTCGTCATTGTTGCTCCTTAAGTGCTGCATCGACCACGGCTGCGAACTGGCGCACGGCATCATCGGCTGCGGCGGTCAGGTAGTCGTCACCGCGATACCCGGGGTGGTTGACGAACTTCGCGAAGACGTTTCTTCCGCCGACTTGCCAGCGCAGCGCGCGCTTGTTCTTCGGGAAAATCTTGTGCGGCCTGGTTCCGAACACGACGAACGGCGCATACGGCGCGGCCTGCGTGTCGTGCCCGACTTCTCGCCCGGCGGCGGTCTTGCGGTTGAACACGGACTTGAGTAGTGCGCTAGTCTTCGAGTGGCGATCTGCACCGGCCTGCATCGTGTCGAACGCAATCTGCGCCATGCGCTCGATCACGCGCCGCTCGAGGTTCGGCGGAATCTCGCGGATGTCGCGGATGGCGACATCGAGGCCGTCGACGCGCAGCGTGATCACTTGTCAGCCTTCCCGTCGAGCTTGTCGAAAATCCGCTCGAGCATCTGCTTGACCTCGCGCAGCTCGTCGCGGAAGTCATCCT